AAGCTGCTTGACGGCGCGCTTCATCGGAGACGGAACTGACGCTGCGTTGGCGAATCCAGACACATAGATGATCTGAATGGCGTCATTGGCACGCAGAGCAACAGGCCAAGTCTGGCCGCGCTTGAGTGTCAACCTTCCAGGCGTCTGATATGTGTCAACGTCGAAGACATTGGCAACCGTGACTGCCGTTGCATTGCTGTCCTCGTCATACACTGTGACCGATGTGATTGATTGAAGAGGCCAACGCGGGATAGCAAGGCTTTGAATGACGCTGGTGCGCGCCAGTTCTGTGATCGACATCTCACGCACGCCATCCCACCACGCCTCGCCACCAGCGGGCCAGCGATCAAGCGAGAGCCGCCACGACTGCGTGATGAACGCAAGGCCGGTCATGTTCTCGATCTCGGTTCTGGCATCCGTGATGAGCGCATTAGCCTCTGCGTCAGGAAGTTCCGTCGAATCAGTGCGAAGATGCGTGCGGAGTTCCGCAGCCGTTACCGGCTCGGATGCAGGGGCGGAGGTAAGAACAGAACCCCGGAACTGATAAAGCGGAACGGCGGCGCGAAGGCTCATGTTATTTTTCCCACGGAGGAGATGAAGATATCAACTCTGGTTGCTTCGCAATATTGATTTGCGCTTTTAAGTTGTCTTTAATCTGTTCGATTGCAATTTCTCCTATAGCAGCCTCAGTCCAAGACTGGACCAATTGAGCAGTAAGATCATCGTAATCAACAAATTCATCTGGCTGCGGATTAGGTAAGCCAGTGGAACCATACGTGGCAGAAACATAATTATCCTCTACCGCAGTAATACGCCAGTGGACCGTCTTTATCACTTGAGACAGTCCATCAACAGAAGAAGCATATTCAAGTGTTGGAAAAGACCAATTGAAACTAATCACTGTTCAGCATCCTTCGGCTGATTTGCAGCCTGTTCTAGTTTCTGGAAGATCGGCATTGCTACCGCCGCCGTTCTCACACCACCTGCCTTGATAGCAAGGTCGATCACGTTTGCGAGTGCGTTGGCCTCTTCGGGTGTCAGTTCGAGCTTAATCATAGCGCCTCCTAAGCTGCTGATGTGTTTGCGAGAAGGTAGTATACAGTGCCGTTAACGCGGATTGCAATCCGGTGAGTAGCAGCGGCTGTCGTGTTGGCGTTGACAACCGTGCCTTCCGTGAAGAGCGACAGCATCGTGTTACCAGCCGAGAGGTCGGTCGAGTAAATCTGTATAGTATCGGCTGGGCCAGTGGTCGGTGCGGTTCCTGTTGCGATTGCAAGAGCCGTCGCAGCGGATGTGCCAAAAGCAGTTGTTCCTATACCGACATTGCCAGAGCCATCAACATTGATGCGGCGGTTTCCTGCACCATCAGCGATGATGATATTGTTTGCGAGGGTTGCACTAAGTCCGGTTACATTTGCGCCAATGATTGTGTTGTTTGAACCCGTGGTGATGCCACGACCTGTATTCCGCCCTATTGCGGTATTGCTGGAACCAGTTGTATTGTCCCGTAGCGCACTCCATCCTACCGCAATATTGCTTCCAGCGGTATTGGTGAATAAGGCGAAAGCGCCGATTGCTACATTTTGTGTTGATGATACATTGCTTAACAGTGCATATGTACCAATGGCTGTATTTTCCCCGCCCGTTGTATTTGATGTTAGTGCCTGTCGGCCTACGCCGACATTGTTGTTTCCGGTCGTGTTGAGAACAAGCGCCTGAAGGCCGACGGCCATATTGCCCTCGCCAGTCGTATTTTCCCTTAAAGCAGCCGAGCCAAGAGCAACATTGAATACACCAGTCGTATTAAATCTTAGCGCGGTGTCACCAATAGCAATGTTATTATTGCCAGTTGTATTCACCGAAAACGAAAGGTTACCAAACTTTATGTTTGTGCTTACATTTCCGGTTCCAATTGAAACGCCAGCAACAATAATATCGCCATTAACATCAAGTAAAGCACCGGGAGAAGATGTTCCAATGCCGACGCGTCCGGCGGAAGTGATGCGAACTCTTTCAGAACCGCCAGTGGACCAAGCCACCGTATCGGCAGCGGGAAACCACATGCCTGTGTTGGTATCGCCCAGTGTAGCGAGAGATGGCAACAGTGCCGTGCCAGCCGAAATTTCTACCTGACCATTTTTGTCAACATCGAAGCGTGTTGTTCCTCCGACCTGCAAGTCTATCAGTTTTGATCCAGCCGCCGATGCCGTATCGGTGACGTTCATCTTGATCGCAGTAAAAATAGTTCCGCCAGCGTTCCAAGTATCGCTCAGATCATAAATAAATCCCATTACGGCGCCCTCCTGATATAATCACCTGAGCGATCAAAGATATACGCATTGAACCTGTCTCTAATTGCGAGAAACACGCCTTCTGTCACATCAATTGTTATGATGTTTATAGAGCCATCGCATACTGGTACAGAAATCTCTTGGCCGATATATATTTCACGAAGTTCTGTCGCCGTTACTGTTTGCTCATCAACGAGGCTAATTATGCCGTCCTGATATACCGGAACAGTGATTGTCACTCCGCAAGATGTAATATCGATCCGGCTCAAGTCGTGATGTCCTCAACGACATAGATCGAAAAGGTCTCGCTGCTCTTGATAATACCGGAAAGAACGAACTGCACATCGCAAAGAACGGTTGAATCTTCAGAACTTAGTGGCCAGCTTGCCGTGTTTGCTGCTGCTTTTGTCAGAGTGAACTGACCAGCTGCCGCATTGGTGACAGTGACTGTCAATGTGTCGGAGAACGATCCGCCCATCTTGACGGAAGATGTAATCGTGTAGCCTGTCAGATTGATCGCTGTTCCGCCGCTATCCTTGCGGGTGCAGTCGAGGCTGAACGTATCGCCACGCTTGAAATTGATGCTCTGCATCTTTTACCTCTGACCAGAAGCGGGCTGCTTGCTTCTGCGCGCCTTTGTTTCAGATGGCGGTGCGATCTTGGTCTCGACGGGGCCGACTTCGATTGCCTCGGCAGCGCCATCTTCAACAGCCATTTCGGCAACCTTGCCAGAGACGATTTGCCCATTGGCGAAGTTGAGAACCGTGTGACCATCCGGGGCGCATTTGTAGCCGTAAGTGGCGGTGATCTTCGCTTGCATGGTCAACCTCTTGAAAGAATGGAGAGGCGGGATTGCTCCCGCCCCTTAGTCAAGTTTAGGTAGCAGCCACGTTCGAGCCGACGAAGGTGGTCTTCGCGCGGTTCGGGACGTTGAGGATCGCATAGACCTTGACGGTCGCATCAGTCGCGGTGGTGCCAACGCCGTTCATGCGAACGTAACGCTTGCTGCCCTTGTAGCCGATACCGCCAATGAGCTTGTTGTCATCGCCATCAGCAGTGACAGACAGAGCAATCGTGCCGTTGACTGAATCAGCCGCAACGATAGCCGCAGCGTCAGCCGCCGCAGTCGTATCTGAGTGCTGAACCGTGAAGGTGAAGCCAGCAGCAGCGCCAGCGTCAGTCACGGTGTCTGTAGCAAGCACAAGTGTGCAAGCATCAAAGTCACGAATATCAACCCAGGAAGTGGCTCCCGGCGTGGTGCCGGAGAGAGTCACGGTGCCAAGCAGAACAACCTGCTTGTTGGAAAGCATATCACGCATCTCAAGAATCCTTCTTATCGGCGTGGTTGCGGAGCGGCGTTATTGCCGCCCCGCGTTAGTGCTTTAGGCAGTGAACTCGATCAGCTTGAGAGCCTCGAAGTTCACGACATCGCCGCCGACGCGCTTCGTGGTGTAGAACTCCACGTAGGGCTTGGCAGAGTAGGGATCGCGCAGAGTGCGGATGCCGAGGCGATCCACGATCTGATAGGCTTCGCGCATATCGCCAACGGCGATGGAGAGCGAGTCCGTAGCCGGATCGGGCATGTCCTCGAAGGACGCGACCGGATAGCCGAGTAGCGATGCGGGCTGACCGGCAGCGATTCCGGGCGACCAAAGATAAGCGCCATCCGAGTCCTTGAGCTTGCGCGTCAGCTTGAGCGTGGCGCGGTTCATGAACCAGGTTGCGTTGGCGCGATACTGCTGCTTGAGGCCATAGAGCGCGTTGATGAGAACATCGCCACCGTTCGGAGCGGCAGCAAATGCACCGTTCACGCCGGTAT